ATGACAAAGATAGAAACAAAAGCTCAATACGATTGGGCAGTAAAAAGAGTTGAGGAATTACTTCCACTGGTTACAGATGAAACCCCTCTGGATAATCCTCACAGTATAGAGTTAGAATTACTTTCTAATCTCGTTGCAGATTATTCTGAGGAGCATTTCGCACTGGGAGAACCAACGCTGGTTGATGTCCTCAAACTTCGTATGTATGAGATGGGACTTAATCAGAAATCTTTAGCAAAATTAATCGGAGTCAGTCCTTCACGCTTGAGTGATTATATTTCCGGTAAATGTGAACCGACCTTGAAAGTAGCCCGCGAAATCAGCCAGAAATTGAATATTGACGCCAATATAGTACTGGGTGTTTAATATGAGTATAGAAAACAGAAAAACCGCTTAATTCACCATGGAATAAGCGGTTTTAAGTCGGAGCCGAAAGCGGGACTCGAACCCGCGACTTACTCATTACGAATGATTATCTAAGAATTATATAAAATCACTGTGTATCAGTTATTTATAATTTAATTTAAGCTGAATAAGGATACTCATTAGAACATTTTTTCTACTTGAATGCCTTCCCTATCCTGTCACCGGATACCCAGCCATCGCCGAACTGGCAGTTCTTGATGTCTACAATATAGACTCCTTTTATCTCCAGTCCTTTACCTTGTGCTTCTTCCAGGTATGTACGTGCATAAGCATCAAAGTTTGCTCCAGAATAAGCGTCTACGGCAAGGATGAGAAAGTTCGCGTCGGTCAGTTCGCCTTTGTAGATTCCTATATTGGCATCCACGAGACTTTGGACGTATCTGTCAGCTTTATCCTTCTGTTCCTGGGATGGCCTGTTTCCTCCGCAGCTTGTAAGTGATAAGAATAGTGCAAATAGTAGCGTCTTATTCATGGCTATTCCTCCATTTTCCCATTTCTGAATGCCATAACCCACCAGTCTCCTCCTTTATCTACGGCACCTCTTGATGCAGTACTTTCCGAGTAAAGATTATAAGCGTTTCCGTTTAGGCTATTTTCTGTTGCACTCCACCAATAGTTGTGCTTCCCCAAAGGTGTGTTTATATATGATTGCCCTTGTGCGTAGGCTCTCATTTCATCTAATGACGGCAGATGCCATTCCATGTTATTCTCCGGGTCGTGATTCATTTCGATACAATGTGCGAAAGCAGGATAATTCTTATAAGAATCCTGCCCATTTGTTGTTTTTTCGAGGTCGTATATTGCTTGGGTTATTTCTTTCCCAGACAATCCAGACTCGCATAACGCTTTATGTCTATACATTGCATTAGACACTGCCCACTGAAGACGTTCTGGGCTTATTGGCTTTCTTGCTTGTGAAACACATATACTTCCAATTCTTACATCGTTAATAGATATAAGAATCGTATCAAACCTGTGTCCTACTTCTATATCTTGATTTTCTAAAGCTGTAAATGTAATTTTGTTTCCGTTTAATTTTAATTTTGAAATCCAATAGGAATCATCTTTAACTGTTAATATTGCTCCTTCTTTTTCAATATCCCTTGTCAGCTCTATTTCTTGGTCTGAATTATGGTAATTTAGACTTATATTATCTAATTGTGGTAATGGCTTGATTTGTTCCGTTGTTAAATTACCATCTTCTTTTGAGCACGAAGCAAGACAAATGGTTAAAGCAAATAAAGGTAAAAATGTTTTCTTCATAACATTATTGGATTAGTTTATGTAATTTAATCTCGTTATTTCATTGTGTTCATTCTAATACTCAATTTTACCAAAGCCATAGCTCTCACAGAAGATAACGGAAAATCTTTTGGCTGATGGTTTTGATTGTAACTTACCAGTTTTATCCAGTCTTCACCTTTTTCTGAATGCTGGACGTATTTTACAGTTAAGTATTCATCTCCATCTAGATCTATTGACACAAGGTACATTTCTCCAAAGAAAATATGACTCATTTCTAAAGGTACCTCCTTATATGCTACGATGTCACCAGATTTAAGTAATGGATACATGGAATCCCCTTTGACATAAACAGCTCCATCGCATTTAGGGATATTTGGAATATTGATTTGTCCAAGGATATTCTGGTCTTTGTTATCGAAGAGGGATTTCAAGTTTGCAGCAGCTTCAACATCATAAAGGGTTATCAATCCGTCTTCCTCTGTTTTTTCTAGGCTTTTAGGGTGAAATATTTGTGTAACTTCAGGTTGTTGACGCAATGGAGTTCCGCGACCAGTTAAAATATAATCTGGATTAATATCCTCCCTTGCAGAACACACAGCAGATAATAAATCAGATGGAAGAGTTTTTTCTTTTCCACCTTTAGTCTTTCCTTCCTTTAATTGTGAAAGTTTAGATTGAGCAGATTTAACTCCGTATTTCTTTTCAATTTCGTATGAAGAAATTCCTGCCTTCTCAATACTCTCAAAAAATCTTTCAATAATTCCCATAATTTTAAAGCTTACATTTGATACTTTAAAATTATAAAGTATCTTTGTAGTGTAACAAGTACGAGATGTTACGGAACAATTGGTTAAACATTCCTCCGAGGAGGTTTAATATATGCACCCATGATAGCTCGTACCTATTGTGGGTGTTTTGATAAGCTATTGTAGAGCCTCCATTCTCTTGTTGAATAAGGTTGAAATGATATTCTAAATAAAAAACGATATGAAAACATTCCACATTATATTATGTATAGCTGATTTAATCTCATTTATCGGTTTATTGATAGCTTCAGAGGTCTGGGTAAACATCTTTTTTGTGCTTTTTATATTCACTATGATTATGCTCATTGCATTGGGAATTATTCTACTGTCTATACCATACGATGAAGACGGTTTCGATTATTCGGATACACTCACAAGCCATCATCCTTTTGTACAGTGGCTGCGAAGGCATCACGGAGTAGATTAAACCTTGGTTTCCATATCGTCAAGTATGCTCATAACCTCCTTTTTCTCTTTTATATCAGTAAGTAGTATAATTCTTTTGTATTCAAATACATCGTCTTTAGACAATTTCACAGGATAGTCTTTGTGTATAATCTTGATTTTCATTATAATTTCATCCATTTTGTCCTTGTCAATATTTGTTTTTGTTAAGCACTCCATACTCTTAAATAGATAATATAACGCAGCTTCGCTATGAGTCTTTCTCTGCTCGTTTACTCCCTGAAAAAAGAATGTGAGGTACATGCTGTGGTATAGAACATTATTCGAATTTTCCTCAATATCTTTTCTGATTGATTTTTTGATTTCCTTTTTCAATATAAAAGCATTGTAAATCTGGATTGCCATATAAATTGTGACAACCAAAGTTAATACTGCTATAGATAAACTTGCTCCATCGCTACTATAAGGCTTTATATCCATTTTGCAAAGCCATAAGGTTGTAACGCTTATTGCTATTGAGGCTATGCCTAATCCTAACGCCCAATTATCTTTCTTCATATAATAATGTATTAAGAAACTTGATGGTTAAATAATGTTATGTACTTTATAATTCTAAAGCTATTTATTTGATACTTTAGGATTATAAAGTATATTTGCATATCGAAACTTTGATACGAAACAAATATAGTAAAAAACAACTAACCCCACACGATTATGAGTACAAAAATCAAGAACCAATTAAAAGAAGTCATGCTGATGGCGTGGACTTTTGTAAAACGTAATGGATTTACAATGAGTGAAGCGATGAAATGCGCCTGGGCAAACATGAAGCTGAAAGCTGCAATGAAGCAAAGAATCGTAAAGTTCTACTTCAAAAAGGTAGATGGTTCTGTTCGTGAAGCCTACGGCACGCTGAAAGAAAATCTGATACCAGCCACATCAGGTGAAAGCAGAAAGAAGAATGACACTGTTCAGGTGTACTTCGATACTGAGAGACAAGAATACAGATGCTTCAAGAAAGCTAACCTTTTAAACATCGCATGACTATGACACGCCACGAAATCGAGGAAGAACTTGACGGGCTGTACAAAGACTTGAACTTCGCCTACAACGCAGATGAAGAGACTTTATGCAGGGCTTTCAATGCTGACAGCAAGCAAGAATACATCAAAGCACTTACTGAAGAGGTGGACAAATACGAAGCCCTTCTTGAAGAATATAACCTGCCTGAAGATGATGGCATGGACTACATCAGCCTTCAGTCATCACAAGGCATGGCAGTGACACACTGGTAACTCACCTACCCTGCTGACGGACTGAACGGCAACCGATAGCGAGAATCGGGCAGGGTTCTACTTGATTGGTTCTTTGACATGATGGAAATTTAGGCTTACCGTTAAGCCTGACGTGAAACGGACGACTGAGTAGCGATAACGGCTGTGTGAAAAGAGTATGAGTAAAGGGCTGCACTAAGCAAACGCAGCATACGAATCACACAGATAACAAAAAGACACTTATACGATTGCAGGTGGCCGTAGGCCGGCTACAAAGACAATCTTCACTGATTAGACACCAGCAAGAACTATATATACCCGTGGCTTACCAGACCTTTGATAAGCAGTAAGGCAACCACCGGAACGCCCACGGGAACGATATTTAATACACACGGTTATGAAAATACTACTTTTTCTCTGTGCATTGTCCGTTCTGGTAATGCACTTCAATCAAGACCTGTCTGCTATGTACTGGATAGGATTTGTCGGGTTTATAATCACTGGTTTTTCAATCGCAAACAGACTGGACAATGAACGAGCTGCAAGAAACAATAAAAAGCATCTGTGATGAATTTGCGGACATCAGTGCCATTCTGACGGCACGCTCAAGGGAACTGGACAGACGGGAGCTGTTCGATAAGGAGATAGAAACCGAAATCAAGAACATTAAAAAGAATAGACATGAAAACAAATGAGGAATTACAGGGTATGACGCATGATGAACTCGTGGCATACACACAGAATCTGCAACGCGAATCCGAAGAATACAGAAAATCAATGCTGTATTACATGGAAGAAGAGAAAAAGATTGAATCGAAGTTTGAGAGTTTCAAGAACATGGTCAAATCGCTGGTTGTACTAGTCGATTAGTTTTTATGGGTTATAGAAAATAGGTAGATGCCGGGCTATGAAAGTCCGGCATTTTCATTGGCAGATAGTTCAGGCGGTAGAATACCATGTAAGGGTTAGCATGGAAGTCACGGGTTCGAGTCCCGTTCTGCCAGCAAACAATCAAATACTTAAACTATGGTTAGAGAAATTACAGTAGACGAAAACTACCAGACAGTACGTCTTTTTGACGAAATGAAGAAAGGGGACATCTACAAGGTTCCCTATGACAAGAAACGGCATACCGGAATCAAACTGGAAGCATCACGCCGCAATCGTGACCTCCGCTTGATCGGGACACTTAAAAACAAAATGGACGTGAAATACCGGGTATCAGCAACAGAGTATCCGGGTTTCTCGGCAATTATCTGCTTAAAATAAAATGCTTATGATAAACGAGGATGTATTGAAAATCGTCTTAAACAACAAGTCCTTCGGGAAATACGAAGCAGCTTCGATAGTAGGCGGTCTCAAAAGGCTGAAAGAATTGTGCGAATCCGGAAGGATAAGATACAAGACCAAAGAAGGCGTGCCACACAGCAGATGGGCTTGTAATGCCTGGGACGTGATAAAACATGCAAAATTGATGTATTAATATATTACTTTAAAACTATTGCGTTATGAGTTTGATTAAGAAATCCAATGAATTAGTAATTCCTTCCACCGTTAAGATGATGATTTACGGTCAGGCAGGTATGGGTAAGACAACAGTAGCATTGAGCGCACCGAAACCGTTGCTGCTCGACTTTGACAATGGCGTGAAACGTGTAAATATGGCACATCTGGACGGTATAGACATCGTACAGGTAAGTTCATGGCAGGATGTACAACAGGTGTTGCAGGAAGACCTTTCGGCCTATCAGACAATAGTTGTGGACACCATCGGAAAGATGATGGATTTCATCATTTCTTACAAATGCGGTACACGACAGCCGCAAATCAAGGATTGGGGAGGTATCAACGCTGAGTTCTCATGGATGACACGAACCCTTTCATCACTTAACAAGAACGTAGTGTTTGTGGCCCACCGTGACACTCGGAAAGAAGGTGACGACACCGTGTTCATACCTGCTTTAAGAGAAAAATCGTACAACTCTATTGTTACGGAACTTGATTTGCTGGGCTATCTGGAAATGCGCAATGAGAACGGTGTGCAGAAGCGTACAATCACATTTGACCCCACATCAAGAAATGACGGGAAAAACACCTGCAATTTGCCGGGACTAATGCAAGTGCCTACAATTCTTGACAAGAATGGAAATCCCACAGCCAAGAATGACTTTATCACTGCAAAGGTAATCATGCCCTACCTGAGCATGTTGCAGGTAAAGAAAGAAGAAGCTGCAAAGTATGATAAGGTCATAGCTGAAATCAAAGAGAACATCGAACTTATTACTGATGCCAGTTCTGCAAATGAGTTTGCGTCAAGAATTAATGAGTTTGAGCATGTAGGCAGTTCCTTGAATATGGCCAGAAATCTGTTTTCAGCAAAAGTAAAAGCTCTCGGGCTGGTATTCGATAAAGAGACAAAGACTTATGCAGACAAAGCAGCCTAAATTCAAGTTCTATGCTACACTTTTGGATGCCTTTACAAGCTATCTGAAAAGTGATGCCATCTGGGAAAGGTATTGGGGATTCAGTGAGAATCCCCCACATACCCCCGAAGAGTTCAGACAGCAGCAGTTTCAGAGCCTGATTGACACTATAAACCGTGTCCCGTTCGATAGTGAAGCGGCCGACAAGGGAACGGCTTTCAATGAGGTAGTCGACTGTATGGTTGAAAACAGGAAATCAGACAAGGTACAGGTGGAAAGACTATTGTCAGACATGCAGGATGGCAAACAGACATTGGTCGGGCTGAGAGCCACCTATAAATACCGTCAGTTCGATTTCCCTATCTCAATCTGCCGTGAGTTTGCAGACTATTACAAAGGGGCCTTGACCCAGCAACGGGTTAAAGCAGTTTTGCCAACATGCTTCGGAGGAGTTCTTCTATATGGTTATATAGATGAACTGATGCCGATGTCAGTACATGACATAAAAACTACCGGAAGTTACTATGTAGGTAAGTTCAAAGACCACTGGCAGCACATGGTTTATCCATACTGTCTGATGCAGAACGGAAGTGATGTAAGGTCATTTGAGTATAATGTTACGGACTTCAAATCAACCTATACTGAAAGCTACACTTTCGTACCGGCACGGGATATACCTATCCTTATAAATCATTGTGAGGACTTTATCCGGTTCTTGAATGACAACAGAGATTTGATAACCGATAAGAAAATTTTTGCAGAAGATGCCTAATCAAATAACTGGACGGCTGGTCTATATTGGCCAGCCCCAAGAAATCCCATCCAAAAGCGGTGGCAACCCGTTTGTGAAACGTGAATTTATTCTTGATGCCACAACCTATGACCCCTATACAGGTGAACGAAGCCAGTACGAGAACGTCCTGCCACTTGAAGTAAGTGGTGACAAATGTGCCGAACTTGACCAGTTCAGAACCGGTGATGTAATAACGGTTTCCTTTGCCCTGCAAGGTCGGGAATGGACAAATCAGGACGGACAACTAAAACGCATGGTGTCCATCCGCTGCTATAAACTGGAAGGCCGTCAGCCAATGCACCAGCCAGCACCCATGCCAGCACAGCAACCGGCACCGTCACAAACGCCACCCATGGCACAGGCATTTCCACCTGATGTAGATGCGAACGGAAATCCCAAAGACGACTTACCGTTCTAGCCTATGAGCATATTCAATCTGAAGAATGAATACGATATACCCAAGTTCAAGGCTTATGTAAACAAACTGTTCCAGGAGCATGCAGTTGTGGAAGTGAGAAAGAAGCTTCCTAACCGCACGCTATCCCAGAACAGCTATTTGCATCTGCTTTTAGGGTATTTCGGTAGTGAGTACGGTTGCAGCCTTGACGAAGCAAAGATAGACTTCTATAAAAGGATTTGCAACCGTGATTTGTTTGAGAGAAAGACGGTCAACAAGAAAGGAAAGGAAGTAACCTATCTGCGAAGTTCTGCAGAACTGACAACAGGTGAAATGACTTTGAGCATTGACCGTTTTCGTAACTGGAGTGCATCTGTGGCCGGCATCTATCTGCCTTCGGCCAACGAACAGCAGATGCTAATTTTTGCACAACAAGAAATCGAACGTAATAAAGAGTTTATTTGACTATGGACAAATTTTTAGGACAAGACATCCCTGAACAGGAGCGATGGCAGTTCCTTCAGGACAACGCCGATGCGGTAGAGAAAATCGGATATACTCACCGATTCACCCCTGAAGAACTGGCTCAGAAGAAAGAGACTTTGGCCGAGGTATCAATCACCATCAACGATGTCGAGATGGAGAAGAAAGAGGCTATGGAGAGTTTCAAAGAACGCCTAAAGCCTTTGAATGAAGAAAAACAGGAACTTTTGGACCACATCAAAAGAGGTTCGGAGTTCGTCGAGAATGAAGAATGTGCAAAATTCCTATACCATAAAGAAAAGATGGTAGGATTCTACAACAAGTTAGGTGAACTGGTTTATAGCCGCCCAATCATGCCACAAGAAATGCAGAAGACAGTATTTAGTATTAACCGTAAAACTGGAACAGAATCATGAGTGAAAACAAAATCAATTTGGTAGTACCGAAAGAGTACAATGGTACCCCCATCGAAGTAGTATTGAGAGAAGGTAAAGCATCCGTAGCCCTTGACCCGAAAGAACCGGAGAGAGTAGTTATCAATGGAACGATAGAAGCACCCTTCAGATGGCTGGAAAAGCGTGTCGAACTGATTAATCAGAAATCGGCCAATATCATTGTGAACCGTGATAAGATGTGTCTGGCTTTGACTATTGATGAAACCAATTATTACCAGACAGTAATTAGTGGAGTTTTACAGGCTTCAAAGGAAATGCAGGAGTTCGGTATCAATGCGGAAAGGAAATGGGAACCTATCAAATTGTCCCAGTTCTTCAAGATGCACCGTGCCTTCTTCAAGGATAAGTCTGAGAACATGATGCTGGTTTCCACTTTGAAGAACTTCAAGGCGAAAGTGAATCAGGATATAGAACGTAGCAAAGAGGAAAACGGGAACAAGACGGATAACTATTCTCAAGTGGTTGATTCCAATCTGCCAAAATCGTTCAAACTGAATATCCCTCTTTTCAAAGGTTTTGCCTGTGAAGAAATCGAAGTTGAAATCTACGCCGATGTGGATGGGCGGGAAGTTTCCCTTTCTTTGGTTTCTGCCGGTGCGAATGAGGCCATTGAAGAATACAAGAATAAGGTGATTGACGAACAAATTGAAGCAATCAAAGGTGTTGCACCTGACATCGTAATCATCGAAGTATAATTGACAGCCCGGAAAGACGGGCATCTGGTACCGTGGCGGAACTGGTAGACGCGTCTCAAAATGAGATGGCATAAGGTTGAGAGTGGCCATGTTAAAGCCTTTGTAAGTCCTTGCAGGTTCGAATCCTGCCGGTATCACAAACTAAAATTATGTATTATGCCGTATTACATCAAGAAACCTAAAAAGAAGAAAGAAAAGCCTTTGCCGTTATTTGACAAGGCAGGTATCAAGATTAAGAAGAAGCCGGATTTAGTGGCCAAACTCGACAAAGTTTTCAGCCGCTATATCCGGCTTCGTGATTGTATGCCGAACGGGTATTTCCGCTGTATCTCATGCGGCCAGATAAAGCCATACGAACAGGCAGATTGCGGACACTTCCATTCGCGCCGCCACATGGCCACACGCTTTGACGAGGATAACGCCCATGCCGAGTGCCGGGCGTGCAACCGATTCAGTGCCGACCATCTGATACAATATGAAAAGAACCTGAAAGCTAAAATCGGCCAGCTACGATTCGACAAGCTGGCATGGAGAGCAAGCCAGGCGAAGAAATGGACTGATTTTGAATTAATAGAACTCACCAAGTATTACAAGGCTTTGGGAGACAAACTGAGTAAGGAGAAAGGATTATGAGTTATGTTTTACGGGATTACCAGCAGAAGGCCAGTAATGCAGCGGTCAGCTTCTTTGCTAACAGGGCCAAGAAGAACAATGCCATCATGGTACTGCCTACCGGAGCCGGCAAGAGTCTTGTGATAGCCGACATCGCCAGCCGCCTTGAAGGGCACACGCTGGTATTCCAGCCAAGTAAGGAGATACTCGAACAGAACTATCTGAAGCTCTGTTCGTATGGTGTTCTGGATTGTTCCATCTACTCTGCCTCATTCGGACGAAAGGAGATTTCAAGAATAACTTTCGCCACTATCGGAAGCGTAGTCAACCATCCGGAACTCTTCCAGCATTTTCAGAATATCATCATCGACGAGTGCCATCTGGTTAACCCGAAAGACGGAATGTACAAGAGATTTCTTTCGATGCTGAAATGTAAAGTCCTTGGATTGACGGCTACGCCTTACCGGCTTTCATCAAGCAGGGATTTCGGTAGCATGTTGAAGTTCATCACACGTACACGCCCGTGCGTGTTCTCTGAGGTAATCTATCAGGTTCAAATCTCTACTTTATTGGATATGGGGTATCTTTCAAAGCTGAACTATTATCCGATGAATCCTTTGGGATGGAACGAACTTAATCTGAAGGTGAACACTACCGGAGCCGACTACACGGACAAGTCTGTAGTAAAAGAGTATGAGCGTATCGACTTCTACGGGTTTCTGGTAAGTATCGTCCAAAGGCTTATGAATCCCAAGAGCGGTGTAAAACGAAAAGGTATATTGGTTTTCACTCGTTTCTTGAAAGAAGCAGAACGTCTTACCTGGTCCATTCCCGGAACAGCCATCGTTTCAGGAGAAACACCGAAAAAAGAACGCGAACATATCCTTGAAGCGTTCAAGGCTGGAGAAATTCCGGTGGTGGCCAACGTAGGTGTACTTGTTTGTGGTTTCGATTATCCCGAATTAGACACGGTTGTTATTGCACGACCAACTATGTCATTAGCACTTTATTACCAAATTGTGGGTAGAGCTATCAGACCGCACCCAAACAAGAAAGAAGGTTGGATTGTGGATTTAGCTGGAAATATAAACAGATTTGGCAAAGTGGAAGATTTAAGATTAATAGATAATGGCAACGGCAAATGGTCTGTTTGGAATAGCAAACGTCAACTGACGAATATAAGATTATAAACACATATTTGTTTTATTAGTTATCAAGACTGGGGGCGTTGTGAAACGCTCTCTTTCTTTTATTCTTTAATTTTGAGTTCAAGAGGCGTTCCACATTTAGGACATACTAAAGAATGATTTTCTCTTTGTAGTTCTTGTGGAGATACAAACAGTTGCCAAATAGGCACTTCTAAAGCGTTGGCAATTCTTTCAAGTGTTTCTTGAGATGGATTACCAGCTAAAGTTTTTACGATTGAGATTCTTGTGACACCTAATCTATCAGCTAAATCTTGCTGAGTTACATTTTTTTCTTTCAAAAGTTCTTTAATACGATTCATAACTAAGTGTTTTAAATTTATACAAAGATACTCTTTTTATAGTAATGTGTATAATTATGATTATTCTAATTAATGTTAAAGCATAATTAAAAATATTCTTTTTGCTTTGAAATGAATAATTAAGATTATACATTTGCATCATCAAGTTAAAACACTAAATGATATGGCAGCAAGTAAGTATAATAAATCAAAGGTTATGAAAAGAGCATGGTACATCTTCAATCACTCTTTTATGTCTTTCTCTGATGCGCTTCGTGAATCATGGAAACGCATTAAAGAAGAAGTAAAGGCTGAAGAAAAGGTTGCTGCAAGACAAGCAGAATTTAAGAAAAAGAATGCCGCTTACAATTATCGTTTGAATCGTGCTTACTATGGTTGCAGATTTGGACACGATGACTGGGCACGTGATTTTCAAAATGATGCGAAAGTAGCTATCAAACGCGCTATGGATTTAAGCAGATTATAAAGAATATCAATAACTAATAAAACAAAACAATTATGGATTTATCAGAACTTAGTAAAAAAATGGATGGTCTTAATGCAGACCAAATTTTTGAGTTAGCCACACTTGGTAAAGGACTTTTAAATATGTATGGCAGTATAGACTTGGCTTCAAGCCTGACTAACCTTGTAAGTTTTATAATGACGGCTGATGATTTTGATATTGAGGGCAACAGATATGCGATTGATGCTATATTACGCATTTCAAAAATGTTGTCAGACCTCAATGCTAAATGCTGGGGCGAAAGAAAGACAATGCTTGGACTTACTGGGGTGCAAATGGATAATTTGACCTATGGATTTGGTAAAGCAGAAAAGATAGAAGATATAAATCAAGTCAGAAAGGCATCATAAAAACTCTCTCATACGGTTATATGGCGGTCTGTATTGACCGCCTTTTTCACTTTAAAGAAAATATTATGGATGAAATTTGGAAAGATATTGAAGGATACGAAGGTCTGTACCAAGTATCAAACTTAGGCAGAATACAATCTTTGCCAAGAGTGAATTTATGCGTAAATAGGACATATATTCGAAAAGGTAAGGTTCTAAAAGGCTCGTCTGATAAAGACGGTTATTTATGTGTACATCTTAGTAAAAATGGTATTGAGCGTAAGTTTCTTGTGCATAGACTTGTTGCTAAACATTTTATACCTAACCCGAATAATTATCAGCAAGTGAATCACAAAAACGAAATTGTAAATGATAATAGAGTTTTAAATCTTGAATGGTGTGATTGTGCATATAATATTCGGTATGGAACAGGTATAAAACGCAGGGCTAAATTACAAACGAACAAGCATGGTGCAAAAGCAGTCTTGCAATATACATTGGATGGCGAATTTGTCAGAGAGTTTCCCTCCACAATGGAAATAGTTAGAACTTATGGATTTAGGCAGTCGCATATAAATGAGTGCTGTCTTGGAAAAGCAAAATCATCTTATGGATATGTATGGAAATATAAAAATGACGGGGCGTAGCAAATGCGCCCCATACCTTTGCGGAAACAAAAAGCGATTTGGCGAAGTCAAGGATTTACGTCTGGTGGATAGCGGAAACGGTAAATGGGCCGTGTACTCCAATAGCAGACAGTTGACTAACGTAAGATTCTAAGATTATGGAAGGATATATCAAACTAAGCCGCAAGTTCTTCTCGAATGATATGTGGAATGAAGCCCGGACTTTTAGCAGTTGCGAAGCGTGGCTTGACTTGATTCAGTCAGCACGATTTGAGGCAACGCCCCGTATGGAGAGTATCGGAGGTCGAGAAGTCTCTTATACAAGAGGACAATATCCTGCATCCATAAGATTCTTATCAAAGCGTTGGAAATGGTCTGAGAGGAAAGTACGGACATTTCTTGCCTTTCTGAGAAGAGAGAACATGATAACTCTTTCCAAGGAACAAGGAATGAATGTAATAACCCTGGTAAAGTACAATGAGTATAATGGCTCAGAGTCTGACACAGTAAGTGACACAAGCAATGACACAATGAGTGACACAAATATCATTCAGGAAATCAATAATTTACGGATACAAGTGACACAGCTAATGACACAAGTGTCGACACAGCAGGTGACACACCATGCAAAAGAGCCAGAAAAGCGACACACGGGTGACACAAAGCAAATAAAGGAGAAGAATATTATTAAAGAAACTACTACTAACGTAGTAGCAAAGAAAGACGCGGCTAAAGCCGCTACTCTCTCCCGGAAAGAATCCTTCTACCAGTCGTTAGTCCCTTATGTAGGCCAGTACCCGAAAGAAATGATTCGGGCTTTCTTCGATTACTGGAGCGAGCTTAACAAGTCAGAAACCAAGATGCGCTATGAACTGGAAAAGACCTGGGAGCTTCCAAGACGGCTGGCGACCTGGGCCAGTCGTGAGAAAGTGCCTTCAAAAACAGATGTAGGCATAGTTCTGAAGGATAATTCACCGGAAAAATACAAGAAAGGCTGGTAAACATGGAACAGATAAATTTTCAACAGACAATCGAACGGCTCAAAGATACGGGCTTCTCTCCTATTCCTAACGTCGTACAGGTAACCGTTCCGGATGCCAAAAAAGTTCTCTGGGCCGGTATCAGGTACTTCACTGAAGAAAATGCCAGATGGCTTCCTGAGTACGAAGAAGTGGCAGGCTGGCTGGCCGGCAATGAAGGTCGCGGACTTCTGTGTTTCGGCAACTGCGGACGCGGAAAGACCCTTATTTGCGGAAAGATTCTCCCTTTGGTTCTTAACCATTACTGCCGCAAGGTGGTAAGCTGCTACGATGCACAGCAGATGAACGCTGATTTGGACGCTGTGAAGCAAAAACACATCATCTACGTTGACGATATAGGAACAGAGAATCTTAGCGTCAAATACGGCGAAAAAAGGCTTGCATTCGCTGAGCTGGCAGACGAAGCCGAGAAGAAAGGAAAGCTTCTTATCCTGACCACCAATCTCACGATAGACGAGCTGAGAGAGAAATATGGGGAAAGAACCATTGACCGGCTGAGGGCGATAACGAAAACCGTCCTCTTCAGCGGTGAAAGTCTGAGAAAATGATATGAAAATCACAATCAACTGGGTAACTCGTGACTGGAACCTGATCAGGAGGTTACGTGAGAAATACCGTCTCCCACAATACATGAACGTGAACGGACTCACAGAAGCAGAGGTTGACGAGGAGACATTAAGCAATCTCCGCAAGGGTGAGCCAAAGTATTTAATCATCAGAAAAGTAGAGAAATGACAAGACAAGAATCAGAAAGAAAGCTCAATGAGCTGAGAAAGAAGTATATAGCTTTGATTTCATCCATGAACTTTGCCAAAGCACAGAAAATCAAGAACAAGATTGACTCCCTTGAAAGAGAGCTGGAACCGCATTCTTTGGGAGAACTTCTTCAGGACTATACCCCGGAGTTCAAGGTAGAAATGCTTCGCAAGATGCACAAGCTGTTCATCTACTCCGATTTGCTTGAAGGTGCGGCACTGGAGTTCCAGTCAGAACTTGAATCAAACGGAATAGATGCTCAGGTAAAGCGCGTACTTAAAGAACTGAGAAGCATAGTACGAATACCGGATGAAGAGAAAAACACTTCACTGTCTGACAACTTTGCCGGGATGTGTGATGAAGCCGGACTTGTAGTGAGTAACATAATCAACAAATATCTTGCAAAATGATAACGGAAAATGACCCAATGCTTCCACGTAAAGTGGATTTGGAGAAGAACCCTTCTGGAACCGAACTGAAAATCGCCCAGCATCGGGAATTGGAGAAACATGGAAAGTATGTAGCTATCCCAGGCGACAAGACACGGACGAGAATTTTCGTCCGCAACGGTGAGGATGCGGAGAAGAAGATAGCCGCTTACTTGGAGAGAATCAACAATCGACCTCAAAGGTGGAACTAAAGAAATACTATTATGTCAAGTTCAAATTTTGAAACAACAATCCAGGCGTATTTGGAGAATCGTGCAAAGACTGATTCTCTCTTTGCCGAGACTTACAGGAAAGCGAACAAGAGTATCGAGGAATGTATCAAGTATATCTACTCGAAAGCCAGGAAGCTGGCAAAAGGAGGAAACGCAGTCGGTGTAGATGAAGCAACCGTATACGGATGGGCAGTCCATTACTACGATGAGGATGACATCAAAGTGGACAAGGTGCAGGAACGTGTGGAAGTAGTGTCTCCGGCTTCTGACCCTGCGAAAGTAGAGCAACCAAAACCACAATTAAAGCCGCAGCCGAAACGTAAGAGAGGTGATGATAACAGTCTGCAACTTTCATTATTCGGAGAACTATGAGACCAAGGACAAAACGTGAAAGGCTGGTGGCTGAATTGAGCAGTAAGCTGCCAGAAATAACAGAAGCACAGATAAGATGGGGAAAGAAGCATTGTTTTCCGCATAATGCTTACCGCTGTAAGGATGAAATGTGGTGCAGTGAATGTGGAAAGATGTGGGTTGATGTAACTGGCCAGAAGGAAGGGTACATCACGTGTCCTTACTGCGGTGAAAGATTGGAAGTGAAGGTAAACCGTAAGACCAAGGATAATGCAGTAAGCTATCTGACAGTCGTTACTACATCGGGAGATTTTCAGGTGCTCCGTCACTTCTACACAGCCAGGTATGCAAGGAAAGAACGTGACACACATTATTTCATCGATGAGGTATGCCAACAGTGGATAACTTCTGACAACAAAGAGATTGTTATCGCCAAAGCTATGAATATGGGGTGTAGAGGTTGGATTCATACTACAGACATGAGTCTCAAGCAGAGCGGAAATATATACTATCCACATTCATATGACATAGACGGTTATGTGTATCCGAAAGTAAAGGTGCTTCCGATTCTTCGCAGAAATGGCCTTCGCACTTCGTTTCATGGTGTTACTCCGGCAGTGTTGATACGTGCCTTGTTAGGTGAAAACAGATATGCTGAAATGCTTATCAAGACGCGTCAGTATGGTATGCTGGAGTTCTACATGCGCCGGGGTGGACTTTCTCATCCGTGGGCAGTGAATATCTGCAACCGTAACGGATACATCATCAAGGATGGTTCCATGTATGATGATTATCTTTGTTTGCTTGACTATTTCCACCTTGATACACATAACGCTCACTATGTATGCCCTAAGAACCTGAAGAAAGAGCATGACAAGCTGGTTGAGAAGAAGAGAAAGATAGAAGCGAAGATTCGGGCTGAACAGAAACGAAAGGAAAGGATTGAATGCATGTTCAGAATGAAACAGGATATTCTGTCATTCATCAAAAGAATCCAGCCGTTTCTGGGAATGGAAATCAAGGATAAGGGTATCGTAATCCGTCCGTTGGAAAGTGTTACCCAGTTCTACCTGGAAGGAAAGGCAATGCACCATTGTGTATATCAAAATGAATATTACAGGCGCAAAGATTGCCTTATTCTCACAGCACAGAAGAATGGGAAACGATTAGAAACAATAGAAGTAAACTTGAAAACTTTCAAGATAATCCAAAGCCGTGCAGCTTGCAATAAAACGAGTGATTACCATGATAAGATTATCGAACTGGTAAACCGTAATATGGGACTGATAAGGAGGGCTGCAGCATGAAGGTTTGTATCGAGTGTGGCCGGAACCTTCCGGAAAAAAAGTTCCGTGCCTATGAAACGAAATCCGGCACCCATTACACCAGCAGGTGCCGGTTATGTGAGAGCAGACACACGTCTGAAAGAAGAAAGCAGGACAGGCTTCATGGACGGCTGGCCAGATATACCAACGAGCAGCTTGTGGCCGAACTCCGGAAACGTGGAGCCTATATCATGTATGGGAAAGACTTTGATTGTGTAACAACGATATGATATGGGAAAGCAAGAAAGTATGGGCGACTGGTTCCAGATGGCTAAGGATTTGGCCAAAGCAGAAAGGGAACTGAAGATTGAGCAATGGGTTGAAGTAACTATTTACTACGGATATGCAGAAAAACAAGTAAGCTTATATCACTACAATCTTCCCCGTGAGATGTATTTCCGGTACCAATGGGTAATCAGATGGAGGATGGCGAAATTACAGTGCCAATACCCCAAACAGATTGTATCTACAAGCCTGTACTTCTACGACAAGCGTTCAGGAGAGTCGCTTGAAGTGAGTTCTTGCCTGTCTAAGCTGATTTCGGCCAAAGCACAGATAACAAAAGCAGAACGCAAGATGAATGAGTACATCGAGCACAACCGTCAGAACAACATGTTCTTTGATGAGAATACGGACGAAGAACTGGTTAAGTTCCGGGAGAAACTGGAGCGCAAGAAATTCGAATGTGCGGAGTGTGAGAAACGGTTAGAATTATTAGTTGAAAGAAGGAGAAATAATCAATGAAAACGAAATTGTATTACCTGTTCCTGGCAGTCATGTGGTGGCTGCTGGGATAAGGTGAGTATAAAAAAGAGGACTGCGAATTGCAGTCCTCTATAATAATCAGTAATATTGCATTTTGATAACGCTTTTCTTTGATAGAATCATATAACCATGCAGAAAAAATATTAATGCATATTGCTAAGATTAAATTAAAGAATATAAATGAAATCATTTTGATTCATATTTTAAGGTTATGCGGCAATATTACCTAACATCTGACAGGACTCGAACCTGAATATTAAAACCTTGCCATTTTCAGTCACAGATGCTGGCGCAAATATAAATAGTATTATTATAAAAAGCAAAAGTATGAAAGCAATATCCATCAAACAACCGTGGGCAAGCTTAATCGCTCACGGTATCAAAGACATCGAGAACCGGACTTGGAAGTGTCCTCAGAAATACATCGGCCAAAGGGTGCTTATTCATGCAAGCAACAGTAAGGGAGTAGGTTGGATAATGAACAGTGAGCAAAGAGTACAAATTCTAGTTCATCCTTCAGAATTAGCAGGTGTAGACTGCAACAAGTTACCTCGTGGTGCTATCATCGGCAGCGTGGTTATATCCGATTGCGTACAAAACCATCCTTCAGTATGGGCAGAGCAAGGTTGCTGGAACTGGGTGTTGAAAGACGCGGTTCTGTTTGATAAGCCGATTATGAATGTGAAAGGGAAACTTAGTTTTTGGGAGTTTCAGGTCATCTCATTAAGGGAAGATGACCTGAAAAATGTTAGCGTTTAATAACTTTGACTACTTCAATTAATCCACGTAGATTACTGCGTGATGCTAAATAGCTTTCAGCATCTTGTTCTGATTTAAATTCCATCACATCGGAAACCTTAAGGGTTGACGCCATATTGTTTTTTTGCTTTACAAAATTAAAAGTTTTATTAGACAAATAGGAATGTCCCTCGTCTTCAATTCTTCTTAAAATATAAACTATTTCCATAATAAATGAGATTAAAAATCACTTTAAAGAAATAGCAAAAACCATGCCAAATAACTTACTGACAACCCTTGTCAGTGCTTTGTGAATACCCGGTAACTGCTTTGTGGCGGTTATCGGGTATTTTATTTTCAACCAATTAAAATCAATAAGAATCTTTGGAAAATAGGATTCTTATTATTCAATCAAGTATGAAATGAGGTCGTACAAATCTTTCAATAGCTTAATTATTGGATAACCGTTAAGTTGTTCCTGATACATAAAGTAAAATACCTTTACAGAAGCTTTCATGAGTAAATTTTTGAAATTCATAATTAATCTCGCCTCCGATTATATCAGTCTACCGACATGGTACACTTCACCCGAAAAGCGAAATTGGCTTCTGCTTCTGCGAAACTACAAATCAGCTTTCAAATAAAAAAGGACACTCATTATACAATATTGATAATCAGTCTATTATAAAAAACTTTCTTAATTATATCACGAATCTAAGTTGAATCAATCTAAATAACAGAGTGATAAATATATGAGTTATTAAAATCAAAATCATTATGAACTTAAACAAATTGAGAGATAAAGCCTACCAGTGCGCAGTAGCCCACGGATGGCATGAAGAGAACCTGAGTGACGAACATTTCCTTTGTCTGGTCATATCCGAACTTATGGAAGCGGTGGAGGCAGATCGGAAAGGAATGCACGCTAACCGGGCTAATTTTGAATATTGCATGAAACAAAGGAAACGTGATGATGGGGAATTCATGTACGCTTTCAAGCAAGATATTAAAGACAGCGTGGAGGACGAACTTGCCGATGCTTGTATCCGTATGTTGGATTTGGCCGGACTGAGAGGATATGATTTAGATAGCTTCGACTACGAAGGAAGCGATACGGAAGATTACTCTGATATGACCTTCACGGAGTCCATGTTTAGAATCTGTGTCTATGTCACCGACAACTTCTACAGGGATGAACCATTTATCCTCCTGAATGAGATATTCGCTTTCTGCCGGGACAGAAATATCGACATCTTCTGGCACATCAAGCAGAAAATGAAATACAATGAACTTCGTCCGTATAAGCACGGAGATAAAAGCTACTGACCATGAAACATGTATTCTACGCCTTAATCATCATACAAGCCTTGTACGAGCTTGCAAAGCTGTTCAGATGTAAATCCTTATACCGACATGTAAAAGTCTTTCAGAAGCTGGATAAGGCATCAAAAAGATGGTATCTGATGGCGCATCCGTGGCTTCATGTTGCATTCTTCATGGATACCATCGGACTTTTATTGCTGGGGATGGGATTGTTTTCAAGCCAGTGGGTGTGTTTCCTTGTTGTCCTGATTATGAGCTTCAGCCAGATCCAAAAGCTGGGAGCATGGGCGGTGTTCCTGGACAGTCTGGTTACGGTTATCATCTACGCTTTCGCCATCCTGAACGCATATCACTTGGCATAAAATAAAAAAGGGAGCCAGCCCACACGATTAGAAGCCAACTCCCCCACACGATTTTGATGCAAATATAAGAATTTCCAACTAAATAAATCGTGCTATGACAAAAGAATTTTCATCAATCGTGGAGCTGAAATCAATACGTGAACAAAAATCAAGATTATCGGAACGTGAGCAGGAACTATCCTCCCCTATCCTGACTGATTTTACTCTCATCCCGGAGATTTATGAATGGTTTAAGGAGATTCTCTCTGGAATGGCCTGTCCTCCCAATCCAGATAGCGTCACCCAGCGAAAGAAGTTCCTCTTTATCGTGTTGTTCTTGTTCGCCCCTAGTGTGCTTGCCGGCGGACGGCTGCCGAACGGTATCCGGGCAGAGATTTCCGGTGTGTTCCCGGATGTTTCCCCGTGTGTAATATCAAACAATATCGCTGATGTTTCCTTTATCTACCAGCAGTATAAGGATTTCCGGCAGGATATAGAGTACCTTTACAACCAGATTTTAGAAAGGCTGAAAATCAAAGGACTAATCAAGTAACCCCGTTCCGAAAGGCTCGGGGTATTTTTATGAAACATTTTACCAATTGTTTGTTCTTGGTTTAAGCAATCTTAGGCTAAAAATCACCATGTTGGTAACTTTGTCTCAAAGAGATAATAACAGCTATCCTCATGGCTGAAAAGTATAAACCCTGCCATCGGTAAGAAGTGAGGAGCTTGCCTTTGGTGGGGTAATTTTTTAATCTAAGATTCACTGAGACATGAAAACAAATCAAGAAATGGTAAGGCAAATGGGAAATTTAGAAGTTATTCAACGCACCGTTGACGGCTATTTCAATGCTACCAGGCTTGTAAAGTTATGGAACGAACGAAACTCCTCAAACAAAGAATTGAAGAAATACTTTGAAAATGAATCAACCAAGGAATTAATCGCTACCATCGTTGAAAAAGAAAATCTAAATGGGCAAAATTCTCCCTATTTAAGTTCACGTGGTAAATGCGGTGGAACCTGGGTTCATCCTGTATTGTTCATTGATTTGTCTATGTGGCTAAATGCGTCATTCAAATATGATGTAATCAAATTCGTTTCTGACCAAATGATTCGTTACCGGAATGATGCTGGGGACGCTTATAGGGAACTCTCTTCTGCCATCATGAAAATCGTTCCCAAAGACTTTATGCCTAAAGCCATGCAGAAGGTCGGTGAAGCCTTGAACTGGGTTATCTTCAACAGTCATGAAAAGATGCTACGTAATAAGCATGGTGAGGAACAAAAACAACGTGAATTGTGGCAGCTTGAAAAGAAGATTGCTGATTTGGTCAATGAAGGTTTCTTGACCGACTATGAAAGCCTTATTGGGTATCTGAGAATTCAATACCAGAAAAGGAACTATCCAAAGGTCTTTGCTAATGCTGGATAAAATATTACAAAAGTAGAAAAGCCGGAGCGTTATGCTTCCGGCTTTAGTTTTATGCTTCATATCCCTCATAATAGTAAGATTGAGTAATCCCCTTGAATATTACTTCACGGTCATCTACTTGGTCTGTTAATGCCTGTTGCAACAATACCCGGAGTTCCAAATCATTTATAGGGCTGCGTTCCATAGCTTGTAGATACAGGTTTTTATCCACATTGCGCCAGTCTATTACTTTTTTCAGACGTTTTTTCAATATCATATCCAGCCAAATACGGGTGGCTCGCCCGTTGCCTTCCATAAATGGATGGGCGATATTCATTTCCACATATTTGGCAATGATTTCATCAAATGTCGTTTCCGGCATCTTCTCTATAACCGGGAGAATTGCATCAAGATACAAGCAGTTGGCAAAACGGAAGTTTCCTTTGGCGATGTTCAATGTACGTACCTTTCCGGCAAAGTCATACAAGCCATCGAACAAGTAGCGGTGAATCTCGCACAATCCTTTCACCGTTCCTACTCCAATTTTATCTATATCACCTGTTTCAAATAAGGCATGGGCTTTTTCAAGGCTTAATTTGTCTATTTCGTTTGTTGTCATGGTTATTTTCCTTTCTCTATTTTGATTCTTAGAGGATAAAGCCCCGAACCATAAGGAACGGGGCTGGAATAATCGTGTTTAAATATTTGATGTTGCACCACTAACACTATCAGTTTCTTCCTGTTCATTTTTTGAACTAACAGCTTCTTCAATTAACCCATTTACTTTTTTAGTATATTCATCATCAGGGTCTTCTTTATATATAATTTTAGTTACTCTTTTATCAACAATATAAATATAATCGCCTAAATCAAAATTACCACCTTTGGTTTTACATCTAAATCTATGTTTAACCCTCCATCCGCAAAATTCAGGTTTAAAGCCAACAGAAGCATTTCTTATTGAATCTGTATAACCATTTACAATACTCATTTTTGATTTAACTTCATCTAAATGTTCTCTCATTTCATTGTATGCTTCTTCATACTTGCCCCTCCCATAAGATGAATAGCTATCTCTCCATATTTCTGCTGTTCTTTGCGCATCTTTTACTTTATCAAGTCCTTCTTGTACGTCATCGAGAAATGAGCGTGCTATATAAGCATAAGATTTGATTACTGAATCTGTATATATAGATGTAAATGCACTATCTATTTTAGTTTCAACAGGTTCATAACTCTCAAAATCATAAAGGGTTTTGAACATTTCTTGTTTTATAAGTTCTGCTACCTTTTCTTCGCGAGATTTACAGCCCACAAGTAAAAACGTGGGCAATAAAATAAATAGTATTTTTCTCATAATTCTAAATTTAAAATTAAACATTCGGATTCAATTTTATCTCCTTACCGCAGTGAGGACAGTGTATAACTCCCTCTTTGGGTTTATCAAAGAGTTCTGTTACTGGCACACCTAAAGCGGTGGCAATCTGTTCTAATCTCTTTAATGGTGGGTTTCCATTATCTCCCATAGCGATACTTAACCCAGTTTCAGTCATACCGATTTTAGAAGCCAGTTCTTTTGCGGTAATTCCTTTTTCTCGCAACAATTCTTTAATTCTCATTTAAATTTAGTTTTATAGCACAAAAATATCTACTATTTAAATAATAAGCAAATAATTTAAATATCAATTTTATATTTAGATTTTATTAACTATGAAAGCTTGTTCTATAATTTAAATATCAATTATATTTGCAGCATAAAATTTAAACAGCATTTAAAGAACTAATAAATATAAGAACTATGGCAACAGAAAAGAGAAACCTATTAAAAGAGATTATGAACCTTGCTTGGTCATTTGTACGCAAGAACGGTTATTCAATGAGTGAAGCATTGAAATGCGCTTGGACTAATATCAAACTTCGTGCATTGCTTCATAAGAAGGTGGTTGAGTTCTATTTCAAGAAAACAGACGGCACACTGCGTCAGGCTTTCGGTACTTTAATGAGTGGCAGAATACCAGAGACAAAGGGTACAAAGAAAACAGCAGATAACTGCCAGGTGTATTTCGATTGTGAAAAAGAAGAATGGCGTTGTTTCAAAAAATGCAACCTTATAAAGATAGCTTAGTATTAACATTTAAAAGAATATGACTTATGAGAATTATAGACTTTAATCCTGAATTGCACAAGATAACATTTACTAACAAACAAGAAACAGTAATAACTGAATCAAACATTATGTTATTAAAACGAATGTTCAACAACCCCGAAAAATACCAGTATTACATGAAAACACTTTGGCTGTTGCGTTCTCTGAGTGAAAAGAAATGTTGTAAAGATGGCATGATAGACTCTAATGATGAAGTTTACCCGATATTTAGGCTTGCAAATGAACTTATTGGTAGTCTGCTACGAGAAGACACCTTTTTTGACTGCGAAGGTAATCTTATGCAAGGCTTTAATCCAAACATGATGAAAACTGCAATGTAAATCCCTCACACGATTATTTTGAAACAATCAGCCAAATGTTTGTTCTGATTACGGCAATTTTTAGGATAAACATTTGGCGGTTGGTAATTTTGCCATAGAATGAAATGCGCTTCGTGGCAGTTGCGCTGCAAAGATATTCAAGGCATTTCTTTCAAGGGGTAAACTGCCACTTTAGACCTCTTTTAAGATTTGCCTTTTTATATGTCAGGCGTGACAGGTCAAGGCAAGACATTCAGGTGTGCATGGGTTCAAATCCCAGCTTGCTACTACGGTCAAAATAAAATCCTCATTGATGAATTGACCGGCCATCAATGAGGATATGTTTAATTCAGGTTTTACAGCGTATGAACAAAGAAACCATAAATGAATCCCAATTCATACGGTACAAAGATAAGCAAATTTCTTATTGTACCTACAATGGCAGGATATATATTTCTTGCAAGGGGCTTAATTCTGATGTCGGGATAAGCATAAGCGAATGGAAATCAAAGAACATGTTGCAAATAAAAACGTATGCAGCCGAAAACGGATTGAAACTAAGAGAAATCATGTATTTCGGCCAGTATCTAGAAATCGGGATAGCTTTGATGTATTTCGCAAACAATAAAGAATTGACAGAGTGTGTAAAGAGTCAGATTGGTAACTTAAATTCAAAAAATATGAATGAGATACAGGTTTTACAGAGAACAACTTTATTAGGTAAAGAACTTACCGTTTACGGCAATGCAGAGAATCCGTTGTTTCTTGCTAAAGATGTAGCAGAGTGGATTGAATACGATGTAAGCAGCCTTAATAAACTCGTAAATACAGTAGACGAAGATGAAAGGCTGGTCGGAACATTATTCCGGTCAGGTCAGAACCGTCAAGTCTGGATGCTGACAGAGAGCGGTTTATATGAAGTCCTGATGCAAAGCCGCAAGCCAATAGCCAAACAGTTCAAGAAAGGCGTAAAAGCCATACTGAAAGAAATCCGAACTAAAGGCGGTTATATGGCAGTAAAATCGGATGATACGCCAGAAGAAATCATGGCAAAAGCCATCCTGTTAGCAAACTCAACCATCGAAAGGCAGAAAGAACGAATATCTGTACTTGAAACCGAAAAGAATCTGGTAGAAGAACAGAACAGACTGATGGCGCCAAAAGCTGCCTACTTCGACAATGTCCTTCAAAGCGAAGGATTGATAACAACAAATATCATAGCCAACGAACTTGGCATGAGTGCCAAAAAGCTGTACAAGATATTAAAAGATTTAGGCGTATTGTACAACCAGAATGGGGTTTACATGCTTTATGCCAAATACAGGGGATTAGGTTATGACAAGTACAGGACACACACCTATACAAGTGATACCACTGGTATGCAGGTTGCAAAGCAATACTTGTGTTGGACGCAACTTGGTAGAAAGTTTATACTTGATTTAGTAAACAGTAAATCGGCAGCTTAAAAACCGTTCATACACACGTCATTAAGTTGGCGTGTGTATAAAATGAAACAATTGGCATATTGTTTCGTATGTACTAGCAATTTATTCTGTTTTGAGGTAAGTATATACTATTTTTGAATAGTAAAATATTAATAATCAAATGAAAACAATCAAATATAATGGCCAAGAAGTAGAAGCCTACTCGCTGATAATGACGAAGGCTAATGCTTTGGATATTCTCAATGGCAAGAAAGTTATAGAAGCTCGTAAGCTAAGTTCTAAATACGAAAAGATGTTTACAAATTTCAAGCAACTTGAAGAAAACGAGAGATTGAGAAAAGAAGGACGTGAAAATGAGTGCCAGCCTATTCTGCGTACTGATATAGAAGCAATTCATTTTTATAGCACAGGTGCCCCGTGGTTTCTTGATGTGGCGATAGATGAAATCGGTATTGGCGAGGTTACTGAAGAAGGTATAAAGTTCATGCAAGAAGAATTTGGCTTTCATGAGTTTGATGAGCAGTTAGAAGAGTTCAAGAAGAATCCACCCGAAGAAACGCCGTTATTCTACTACTTGCATATTTGTGAAATAATCAATCATGATGGATTGAAATAAAAAAGGTCAAGCCGCTTTATGCGGCTTTGTCTGCATATAGGTAAAAGATTGTGTAACTTAAAAAAAGTGATTATGGCAGAAGTTTATGCAACAGCTTCAGACGGTAGAACGTACCGAACAAGAGCTGATTATGAAGCTGGACGTTTTCAATCAATGGGCACAAACGCTGCTCAGAGAGCGAGAATCAACAGAGCAGTTGGCGGTAGAGTTGTTTAATCATGAAGAAGGCTATAAGCATAATTAAACAAGTCTCAGAGCTGACAGATAGGGTTATATTGTTTCACTCAGCATCGGGTAAGGACAGTATAGCCCTTTTAGATCTTATGCACCCCTATTTCAAAGAGATAGTATGTGTTTACATGTATGTAGTCAAGGACTTGCAGCATATTAACAGATACATCAACTACACCTGCAAGAAATATGGTAATGTGAAGTTCATACAAGTGCCTCACTTTGCGGTATATTCATATCGTAAGAGTGGTTACATGGGTTGTATAAAGAACGAAAAGCAGAGGCAGTACAGTATGGCGCAGCTTACAGAGATAGTCAGAGAAAAATATCATATAGACTGGGCATTTTTCGGGTTCAAACAATCCGACTCAATGAACAGACGGTTGATGCTAAGGACGTACAAAGATGAAGCTATCAATGAAGCGCAAAAGAAATGTTATCCCCTATCAGCTTACAAGAATGTTGATATTCTGAACTATATCGAAAAGAAAAGTCTTATAAAGCCGGAGAAATACGGTAACAGCCAGTCGGCAGGAACGAATATAAGCGATATGAACTATCTTTTGTGGCTCAGAAGTAATTTCCCGGCAGACTTGAAAAAGATTATAGAGGAATACCCTATGGTAGAACGATTGTTGTTTGAGCATGATTATGAAGGAACTGAAACAAAGTGAGACAAGAATAATAAAACGTTCGCAGATAAATCTGAATCCGATAAACCCTAAGAGGCATTCGGATGAACGTATTAGACTGCAAAAGAAAAACCTGCAAAAAGTCGGTTTTCTTGGTGGTATTGTATGGAATGAATTAAGCGGAAACCTAATAGATGGGCACAGGCGTATCAAGGCTATGGATATGTATTACAAATACGATGGTACTTCTGATACAGACTATAAGGTAAAAGTGGAGGTTGTGAACCTTGACGAAAAAAAAGAAAAGGAACAGCTTACTTATATGGCAGTAGGAAACACCAAGCCTGATTTAGATTTGCTCGCGAGTTATTTGCCTGATATAGACTATTCCGAAGTCGGGTTGAGTCCTGATGAGTTGAATGATATACTTGCGATAAGTGAAGTTGATGCCAATTCCTTATCAGAGTCATTAGATGACTTGTTATTGCCAACAGACTTCGATAGTATAAAAAATCCTATTCCTGAAGATGCTGCACTGCCATATGAAGAGAAGAAAGAACACATGAAAGCGGTAAAGCAACAAGTAAAAGAATCTGCATTTCAGCACAGGCAGGATGAAGATGCTTATATAATACTTTCATTTTCTTCTTTTGAGACAAAATCAGATTTTTGTGATTTGTTGGGTATCAGTACGGATGAAAAATTTGCCAAAGGAGAAGAGGTTTTGAAATTGATTGAGTAATCAAAATAAACAGATACGCGCGCATGGGAAAGAAGCCAGACATATCGAAATTCAGAGAGGTCCTTCATAAAACAGGTGGAAATCTCTCTAAAGTTGCTGCTGTATTCAATGTAACCCGAAAAACCGTGTATGATTGGGCCAGAACAGACTGCCAGTTCAAAGATGCTATCACCGACGAAAGAGGTTCTCTGGTAGATGAATGCCTTGTATCTGCACGTGTACTTGCGCTTGGTATCCCTGAGAAAGATGAAAATGGGAACTTTATCGGATGGCGTGAACGTCCAGATGGGTATATGATTCGCTATTTACTTTCCACATTAGGAAGAAAAGAAGATTTTGGAGACCGAGAAGACGAAGACGCAGATATACCAAAGGATATTGACCACGGAATTTCTATTGACTCATGGATTAAAGACAAACTGAAATGATTGTACCCCAAGCGATATATCATCCGTTATATACCGACAGCGAGAAGTTTATCATTCTCATTACCGGTGGCCGTGGCTCGGGGAAGTCTTTCAACGCTTCTACCTTCATTGAGCGTCTGACATTCGAAATGACTCCCACAGAGAAGATAGTCCACCAGATTCTATACACCCGTTATACGATGGTATCTGCCGGGATGTCTATCATTCCAGAGATGATGGAAAAGATAGATTTGGATGGAACAACGAAGTATTTCAAGACCACCAAAACCGATATTGTAAACCGGATGACCGGCAGTCGTATCATGTTCCGTGGTATCAAGACTTCTTCCGGGAATCAGACCGCTAAACTAAAATCTATTCAGGGTATCACCACCTTTGTCTGTGATGAAGCAGAGGAATGGACCAGTGAGGAAGAGTTTGACAAGATTATGCTCTCCATCCGTAAAAAGGGAATCCAGAACCGGATTATCATCATCATGAATCCATGCGATTCAAACCATTTCATCTACAAGAAATACATCGAGAATACTCACCGGCTGGTGGAGATTGACGGCGTTCAGGTGCAAATTTCCACCCATCCGAATGTACTTCATATCCATACGACTTACTTCGACAATATAGAGAACCTTTCTCCTGAGTTCCTGAGAGAAGTCAAGGAAATGAAAGAGAAGAATCCGGAGAAGTACGCTCATGTGGTTATCGGTCGATGGGCGGACGTGGCCGAAGGTGCCGTGTTCAAGAAATGGGGTATTGTGGACGAGTTCCCCATGTGGTGCAAGAAAGTGGCTATTGGACAGGACTTTGGTTATACCAATGACCCATCGGCTTCTATCCGGTGTGGAATCATTGACAATGCGCTTTATCTGGATGAAGTGGATTATAGAACTGGATTACTTTCTGGGGATATTATAAAGACGCTACGCCCGTGGAATTTGAGAGTGATTGCCGACAGTGCGGACCCGCGACTCATCCAGGAGATTCATAACGGAGGGATTAAAATATACGCGGTAGAGAAAGGGCAAGGTTCTGTCAATGCCGGTATTGACAAGATGCAGGGAATGGAAATATTCATTACCAAGCGTTCTTATAACCTGCAAAGGGAGTTCAGAAATTATGTCTGGGCAAAAGATAAGGATGGAAACTACATCAACGATCCGGAAGACCACGATAATCATGGCATAGATGCTGCACGCTACTATGTGCTGGGAGAACTTCTCGGTAGAATTATGAAACCCAAAGACGTTTCAGGAATATTTGGACATTAAACTTTGAGATATGACTATAGAAGAAATTTTAGCTATGCCGGAAGTAGAGAGAAAAATCTACTATCTGAAAAAAGGACGAAAGACCGAGCAACCAAACGCTCACGCTCTTTACAACGACTGGAATCCGAACAAGCACGAGATAGTGATAGATGAAGAGAAATACCCGAAAATCAAAATTACGACCCAGCCTGAGAAACGGATTACAGACCCTACAACCGGGAAAGAATATGTTGAGCCGGCGGTAAGGAAAGAAGTTGACCCGAACAGGATTGCTCTTCCTATCGAGCAGGACATCGTGAATATTCAGACAGCCTTCACCGTGGGAACAGAACCGGTCCTTGATTGCCAGCCGGATGAATCGGAAGAAAGCCTTCTTTCCACATTGAAGCAGGTGTTCAAGAAGAACAAGTTGAAATACCAGAACAAGAAAGTAGTCCGGGCATGGCTGGCCGAGCAGGAAGTGGCCGAATACTGGTATGTGGTGAAGGATGACGGCTTCTGGGCAAAGCTCAAACGAAAGATTTCAGGAATCTTCGGCAAATCAAAACCTGAATACCGTCTGAAGAGTGCCATCTGGTCTCCGTTCCGTGGCGACAAGCTCTACCCTTTCTTCAATGACCAGGGGGATTTGGTGGCCCTGTCCCGTGAATACAAGAAGAAAGATCTGAATGACGTGGAGATTACCTGCTTCATGACCATTACCAAGGACATGGTTTATCAGTGGGAACTGACAAGCAACTGGACTGACAAAGGCTCATTTGCACATGGATTCAAGAAGATGCCGGTGATTTATATGTACCGTCCGGAAGCGTACTGTGAAAAGATAAAGAGCCTCCGTGTAAGACTGGAGAAGCTTCTCTCAAACTATGCAGACTGTATCGACTACCACTTCTTCCCTATCCTCATGCTTTTTGGTAACGTGGAGAATTTCTCAGGTGAGTTCAAGAACCGTGTTGTCGAGCTGACCGGCCAGGGAGCAAATGCCCAGTATCTTACCTGGTCACAGGTACCTGATACTGTCAAGTTCGAGGTAGAAACCTTGCTGAGCCAGATATATGGACTGACCAATACACCCAGAATCTCTTTTGACTCCCTGAAAGGTACAGGAAACGCCGTTTCCGGTGTGACTTTCGATTATGTGTTTATGTCCACCCACCTTAACGTAGAAAATCTGAACGAGATCGTCGGCGAGTTCATGCAACGACGTGTAAATTTCCTTGTCTCCGCGTTGGGTTCCGTGAATTCCACCCTTGAAGAAGCCTCCGAAACCATCGATGTGGATGTGCAGATGCAGCCGTATAAGCTGGAGGACATCAAAGACAAGATAGACACAGCTATCAAGGCCAAGGACGGTGAAATCTGGTCTCAACAGCGGGCCATTACCTTTGTGGGGAACGTGGATGCAGTTCTGGATGAGATTGAAGCCATCAAGGAAGAGCAATCTGAGAAACAGAAGAACGACATCGAGAAGCAGAAACAGCTTTCCTCTCTTAAAAGTTCCAGCAGTAAATCTGAAGAATAGAACAACCCAGTCAGAATATTTACGGGGATAATACAAAACAGAATGATATAAATCTAAAATATTGACTATTTGAGTAGCGGTATCTTTCGAGGTATCGCTATTTTCTTTATCATAGTAAAAACATGAATACTTCTTTGTGATTATTCGTTGTTTTACTATATTTGCATCGTAATTAAGTCTTAAACGCTATGAGCTACAAATCAGTTAAAGACGTTGTAACGCTGCTTACTGAAAATGGCTTTTGGTTCGTGAGGCAGAAAGGCAGTCACATGGTTTACACTGATGGTAGCCATGTAGTGATTGTCCCCGACCACGGCAAGAAAGGCGTTGAGAAAGGCACTTATTACAACATTCTGAGGCAAGCGGGGCTAAAATAGCCCCCGCCTCTTTTGTTTAACGATAAAAAGGAGGTCAGTATGAAAACCGTAGAAGTGATTGTAGAACATGCTGGTAATAATCTTAGTGCCTATATTGAAGGTGCTCCGGTGATTACTGTCGGTAACGACGTAAAGGAAATCGAGAAGAACATGAAGGAAGCTGTTGAACTTTACCTGGAGTCATGCAAGGAGATGAACATCGCTCCAGTGGAAATTTTGCAGGGAGAGTTCACATTGAAGTTCAAGATAGATGCTGCCACTTTCATCAACTATTACAGCAGTATCTTTACTAAAGCTGCTTTGAGCCGGATAACTGGAATTAATGAGCGTCAGTTGTGGCATTATGCGGCTGGAGTACACAAACCCCGTAAACAGCAGTTGGAGAAGATTCAGAAAGGTATTAACGCGCTGACAGAGGAACTGGCAGCTATAAATTTGTTATGATTATTAATTAAAGCTGAATTCAACTTGCAAATGCAACAGAATTCTGATTAATAATTTGTTTAAATTTTTCGTTTGGCGTGAGGTATCCAAGTCTTTTACGAGG